AGTTGGGCTGATTCAATGCCGTTACAGTTTAATTCTTCTCATGCTCTTGCTGGTAATACAATATATCCTTCTACCTATAATGAGTTTAATCAGACGGATACAATTTATACTGATGGATCAGATCCAACAGAACATTTCCATAAATTAAATATAGTAAAGGAAGATCATACGTATGAATTAAGAACTGATTCTACAGAACTTGCAGCAGACTTACTTAATACAACATTACAACTAAGTACAGATGAATCAAGATCTGTAGATAATGTAACAGCACCTTTTATTATATTAGAGTATTTAATTAAGATTTGATAAATGACAGTATCATCACCACCAACCTATAGAAATACTAGACAAAATTATTATACAGATAAATCATCTGATAATAATCCTGTTGGTTCTATCATTAGTACATTCAAATCAATTACAAATGTATATGATAATAATTATATACCATTAACTTCATATAGGGTAGTTGCTGGAAATTCAAATACACAAAACAAACCAGAGTATCAGTATCCTGGATATGTGTACTGTGATGGTGCTGAATATAATATAAGTGATTTTCCTGTATTATATTCTATTATTGGAAATGATTATGGTGGAACTGCAAGACCAGCAATTAATATAATTGATGGTGGTAGTGGATATGATGCTGCAACAGGTATAATATTTTCATCAGCACCTACTGGTGGTACAACTATAGTAGCAGATTTAAATATTGTTAATGGTGTAGTTACAGCAGTTAATATTACTGAAGTTGGAGCAGGTTATATTACAGAACCAACATTTAGTCTTATTAATGCAGGTGGTGGTACAGGATTGGATTTAGAAATTAATATTGGTAATGATGGATCACTTGAGACAATCAATAAAGATAATGTATTTGAGCATTGGGGTGAGAGTAGAAGTCTTGGAACATTTACAGTACCTGACTTAAAAACTAAAAAAGTTGTTGGATATGGTAATGTATATGGAATAGGATCCCCTAGCATTGGGTTACTTACATTAGGTGCTGGTGCTACAAATGGTATTGTTAAACAGGGTGGATCTTGGTATTTTGATAAAGGATCTCAAGCAGGATATTTTGCCCTTGGTACAATAACTACAACTGGTTATGAAAGAGTTACTAATGATGTAAGTACGTCAGTAATAGGTAATCAGAAGATATCTGTTACAATGGATCAGAGGAGACTTCAAAGAGTTCCAGAACATGATCATTTCATTTACTCTACGAGAGCAGATGATACATTTGGTTGGCATTCTGCTTTATCATATGATAGATATTTGGTGGATTATAGTAATGCTACTGCAAGATTAAACACTTGGACTCCTGTTGGTGGATTGCAGTATGAACATAAGCATGGATTATCAAAACAAGCAATTGAAGAACCAACAGTAGCAACTTATGATGTATATGATTGGAATGCAGGTGCTGATGGAACAGGTAGTATTAAATATAAAACAGCAGAAGGTGATTTTTATTTTGCTTCTGGTGGTGCTGGTTCAGGAACATTTGAAGAGCAAACATATATCCCAAATACATTGTTTAGAACATTTGTAGGTACTTCCACTAATGGTTCGGATATAGGTAATAGACAAGTTAGAACAGGTGGTAAAGAAATTATCACATATACTCAAGACATAGAATATACTGGTTCTACAAATATTTCATTCCCTTCTAACTGGGAAACAATGGACATTGAAATTCAAGGTGGTGGTGGATCTGGTGGTGATGGAACACAGGCAGGTAATGATGGTAATGATGTTAGTTTCTCTGTTACTGCTGGAGGAACACTTTTAAGTTTGACTGCTGAAGGAGGAGAAGGAGGAGGAAAATCAAGTAATTTTACAAGTGGTGGTACTGGTGGTCAGGTTATAAAGTCAGGATCTGCTCTCAATGATGGTATAGTTGTTTCTGAAGTAAGTGCTGATGGTACTGCTGGACAACAAGGATCAGGTGCTGGTGGAATATTTCCTGGATCATCAAATCCAAACAATCCTAACCAAGCAGGTGTTGGTGGAGCATCACTGGTCAGAACAAATACTGGTGGTGGTAGTGATGGTATTCATACATTTATAGGATCGCAATCAAATACTCAAAATACTTATACTTACCAACCTAGCACTAGTATACAAACAGCAACTTTAACCACATCATCTAAATTTACTGAAATTAAAATAATACTTGGTGGTGGTAAAGGTGGTGATTCTCAACAAGGAACAACCCCATCATTTACCACATATAATAATGTTCGTGGTGGAACAGGATATCCTGGTGCTGTTACGACTGTAGAAGTTCTTAATCCTGACAGTGCAAATTCTTGGCAATTTACATTACAACCAGGATATCAAGGACAGAGATGGTCTGGTGGAAATGGTGATGGAACTGGTGGTCCTGGTGGTAATGGTTGGAATAATTCATCTGGTCAACGTGGTGGTGATGGTGCAACTGATGATGGTGGCGGTGGCGGTGGTGCTACTGTTTTATTCTTAAATGGGTCCTTAGTCGCTGGTGCTGGCGGTGGCGGTGGAGGCGGTGGTCTTCAGAATGATCAAAATTATCCATATAACGGTGGTAATGGAGAACCAGCAACAAACTTAATCTATGAATCTACCGCATCTTTATACACTGGTGGTGGAACTGCTGGTGGTAACTACGGTTGTGTAGGTGGTGGTGGAGGAGGTGGAGGTGGTGGAGTAGCACCTTCAGGTTCTCAAGGTGGTGGTACTGGTGGAGCAGGTGGAGATCCTAACGGTGTTGGTGGATGGGCAGGACATGGTGGTGGTAAAGGTGGAAAGTCAGGTACTTCTGCTGTTGACACTAATGTTCTTAATCATATTAATACTACTGCATCTAATAGTGGTAATGGTTACGTTACAATTGAAACTACCGAAGATAACAGTGCATGGTCTCCAGGAGGGGGTGGTGGTGGTGCTGGTGGTTATTTAAACTATACTATTAAGAATGCAAAATTACCAGGAGCATCTTCAGCACAACTTACATACAATGGTAGTTCTTCTTCTGGTGTTGGTGGTACAAATAATGGTTATCCACCATATGCAAGAGTTGGATTTGGTGTAGTTACTGGATATGATGGTGGAGAAGTAACAACAACAACAGGAGATATAATTGTAGATGCAAATACTGGTACTAACATATATGCTTCAGGTGCTGGTACAGGTGCTGGTGGTGGATTTGCATTGCCAGTTACACAAGTTCCTGAAGTTGAATTTATAGGTGGTGGTGGAAATGGTGCTGCTGCAAGCGTAGTCGTTTCTGGTGGTAAAGTTACTTCTATTTCACTTGACAACGCAGGTACTGGTTATACATCTGCACCACAGGTTCGTATTAAACATGGTGCTGGCACACGTGCTTTTGCTACATGTACAGTTCAAGAATCTGGTAATAGATCCATTGATACTCTTGTGTTATCTTCACAAGTAGTTCCTGAAGCATATAATACTGCATGGGGATATGTTAAACTCAGTGGTGACGATCTAACAAGATATGTTGTTGTTAGAGAAGCAGACACAACCAATGTAAAGCGTTTTTATATAAAGGTTGCACGTGGTAATGGTGTTAATGGTGGTAACACACCTGAGAATGGTGGTGATGAGTTAAAGATATTTTATAATACAGATCTTAGTTTGAATTTTAGTTCATTCTTAGGTGTTATTGTTCCAATTCCAACATCACAAGAATTATCAAATTTATATGATGGAACTGGAAGTGGTGGCAACCCAACCAATTGGTATTGGTATGGTATTGATCTACCAACTGCTGCTCAGAAAGCAAATGTAAGATTTAAAATCGTACAAGATAGAAATGCTGCTGGTGCAGGTAATGATAATGCAAGTGATACTGATCATTATGGTATTTGTGATTTCATATATGAATACAAACAGATTACTGAGTTGGTTTATGTACCAGCAGCAAGTAAGATGTCAACCAATATTGATGAGTTATCATATGATATTGGAGGTCCAGTAGATTCATTCTATAGATCAGGTGCTGTTGGTAATGATGCTACATTCACAATGACACCACAAGTACCACTTATACCAGATGCAGCGATTGATCCAGATAAGAATATACCACTTGTTGAACCGTACCACCTAACCAAGTACCTTATCAAAGCGTTCTAAATAAAAAAGGGAACTACTATCTAACATGGCAACACCAGAATTATTATTGCAAGTAGATGCAATACAAAAGACAGTTACATTCAGAGGTGTGACTAAGAATATTACTGAGACATACTGGACTAGTGACATTGTTCCTGTAATATATCCTTTATGGGATAGTGATAAAGATAAGTTAGTGTTGTTTGTATGGTATGCAAATGATACTTACATGGCACAGAAACGTAAGTACACCAAGAACTTCAAGACTGATACATTCTATTGGAATGATTATGAGATGGAGGATGTTGGTGGTACTGAAGGTCAGAAAGTATATGATAAGTTTAAGGAGGCATTCTTCCTTGCTGATTCCCTAGAAGATATTGATTATCAGGCAGAGTTTGCTAAGATACATGCTAAGACTGCTGCTGTTAGTTGGTTGTCTGTTAGATTATCACGTAACTTCTTACTTAGTGAAACTGATTGGGTATTTGTTGAGGACTCTGGTATCAGTGCTGAAGATAAAGAACTATACAAGAAGTATAGAAAGAAACTAAGAGATCTTCCCAACGAAGCAAATACCAGTGATCCTATAGGAATTAAATTCCCCATCAATCCATCATACTATAAGAATATAATCTTACAAAAGGATGCAAATGCAGTATATCTAGAAACAGATGATCAGTTTGTTCCTGTTGCATCTACATACTTCAATACATTTAAAGAAAAGATTACATCCTATCTAATTGTATCTGAATTGACTGAAGGATTATATAACAAATCATTCCTTGATGAGTTATCAAAAGCAGGTGTTGTTTATAGTAAAGATGATCCTAATCAAGGGCATGTTGAGGATAAAACATATACTACCGAAGAAATTGCAACTACCAAATCATACATAGAAGATTTGCTCAAAAAGATTGAGGAGGAAGGTTGATGGCAGTTACCTCACTAAACATTTGGGATACAATTGAAGCATATTGTAAGACCAATAATACATCATTAATATATTTTGTCAATGATAAGATCAAAACTGCTGATGATGCTAAGAAGACAGCAGTATGGACATGGTACTCTAGTTTTGCAGAGGATGATGTCCTTGATCTCATGAAAACCTTGGGTGATTGGGATATAATAGCAGTTACCAATGAGGATCAAGCAATAGCAAATGCTAATGCATGGTTCCCTAGAAAGGAAGATTGTCCTGATGACTTCCATCACTGGGAGTGTCATGTCATGGATAAGACTGGTGATTTTGTATGGAAGAATGTGGACAGTCCACCGTCCAATTCATAGTACACATTACAAACTGTCACAAGCACCCACACAGGGTGCTTTTTTGTGTTATAGTAAATGTGTTGAGAGGATACGTGGTTCTCTAGCCCCAAACCTACCGACTAGACTGACTTAGAAGCAGTCACATGATGTTGGTAGAAACCTATTACAGCAAAGTACGACTGATGGTTGAAAGTGGTGGGGGTTCAGGTGTAAGCGATTCCCTAGAGGTAAATTTGGGCATATAGGTGAAACCTATGTTGATGCCCCACTTCTCTCAACATTATACTATATTAGGACAGTCATGCTCTCTCAATTGAACAAGGACATTGATTACTGCACACGTGTGTTAGGATGCAATGCAGAGCAGACTGATGAACTCATCGGTGCTGCTGAAGCGTTAACAGTTAATGTTGAGTATTTTTGTGAAGAATTCATTGTAGCACCTGAAGGTGAAAATGCAATGAAATATCAGCGTGAGGACTTTATTGACCTTGACGCATTTAATGCTTATCATGGTATTTACTTTGAGGATGTATAAATGAATGTAATTTACGAAAGATTTCCCTATCGTTATGTTGAGGATGGTATCATTGAACACAATGGTAAACCAGACTATCGTATTCAAAAATTTAATGAATACACAAGACGATATAATGACATGTATTATTTGGATAATGCAATGCAATTAGATGCATGTCTAGAGGACTTTGAGTACACCAAATGGTTGGATCCTGCTGGTGTTCC